AATTCACCTTGATGAAATTCTGGATAATTTACAAGTTCGTCAAAAACTATAATCGAATTATTAGAAAGTAATGTTTTGACATTTTTTAAGACATAATGTGCACTACTGTACAAGTCACTGTCTATGTGAAGAAACGAAATCTTCCTATTTGCATGTTCTTTCAAAAATTGCGGCAATGTTTCGTTGAACAATCCTATCACAAATGCAATATTGTGTTCTTTCATAATAGGTGGCTTGCCATTTTTGTTGAATGCTTTTTTCTTTACATATTTTTCCAAGTTTGTATTGTATGAATTGCGCCATCTCTCCGGTAAACCTCTGAAGGAATCAAATCCGTAGACGATTTTATTAGGTACAGACTTTGCTATTCGTGACAATGTAAATCCGTCGAAAACTCCAAACTCTAACCAAAGACCATGACGGTCGGACACATGTAGAGCAGTAGTCAGTGCATGATTATCAGGATCTCGTCTCATAAATTTCATGGCACTTAGTACATTCAAAGTAAAAGACTTGAATGTATGATTTTTAAAATACAACATATGATTTTTTTCCTTGAAACTTTTTTTTATACCATATATTCAACGTGTATTCGATGTATTAGAATATTGTTTCTTGTGGCAAAAAATAATAAAAATATTTTAGTACAACTCTTAATACGTCTATTAATACGTTTCCCTATGGTCGAAAAAAATACGATGCGGCAAAAACTCTCCAATCAGTTGAGCGACGGCCTTTGATCTATGTTTTCCATACTTGCACAGAATGATTATATCTTTCCCTGTAATAATTGCTTGTTTTGCCTTGATGACAATTTTTTCGACTTGTTCTTTATTCTTTTTCAAAAGTATTTTTAGAGTTTGAGCAATGGCATCTTTTTCTGAAAGATTCTTTACTTGGTTATATGGGTTGTGGAGATTGTCTGCATAAAGCACAAGTGTTTTAGTTTTACCTCTTGGCAGAGGACCATTACACTTCTTGTGAATTCCAGCAGTCTGAACCATGAGCTTTCGTGAAGTAGAGGTCATCGTCGTCTATCTCGATGCTCGTTTGTAACAATCTTATGGAACGAGACTGAGAATACCAGGTCTTATAAAGTAGAGACGAACGTGTTTGATCCAACTAAATTAATAGTATAAATACTATTTTTAAGACACCAAACGATGCTTTCCGCATTTTTACGAGTAATATTTTACATTAGAAATATTTTATGTTTAATATGATGAAAAATATTTTTTGTTTATGGTAAATAAATAATGATTATTTTAAAAAAAAAGTTTAATAAATGTGTGATTATGCAGTCGTGATTCCAACGATTTATAAACAATCAGAAACTCGCAAAAAAATATTAAATAATTTGGGAAAGTGTATATTTTTTTTCTCTGGAACCGGTTCGAAGGCTATCCATTTTAAAAAGTTTCAACCACCTCCGTGCAACTTTCGTTTTGATGTGAACAATACAGATACAAAGGCAAAAGTTGTAAGCGATTCTTACATTAAATTACCGGTTGTTGAATCTTACTTCAATTTAGGATGGAAACTCGTAAACATGATTCAATGGATATCAAACATAAATACGGATATAGTTTTTTATGTTGACATGGATATGGCGGAACAACTTTCTAAATCTAAGCTAACTAAAATATTACACGAAATAAAAAAAAATAATGGAGTCGTGGGTGATATTTTAGATTGTCTGACTCCCGCTAATCAATTATGTTGCTGCAATTCAATCTATCATTTTTCGGCATTTTATAATTTATCTTCTCCATACAAAGTTGCACCTCCTATGATGTGGGGTGGTGGTGGAATAGGTTTTACAAGGGAAGCAATACAAAAAATGTTGCTTGTTACACCAAGAGTTCACTTCACTGGTGATCAAACGCTATCACGATGGGCGCATCAAGCAGGTATACGATTTCATCAAGCATCGTGGTCTAATAAACATAATGTATGGTGTAACAGAAACACTGGATTAAATTCAAAAATAAAAAAAAAAGATGATTACAATTGGTCGTGTTTTTCGAAATCAAAAATATACAGTTTTGAGTTGGACAAACATCATAAATGTTTATCAAACGCTAAAGTATAAACGATAAACTCCTGCAAGTGTCACAAATGCAGGTCCGATAAAGTATCCGACCCCTAAAAACAAAAACGAGATTAATCCTGTAATTATAGAAAATATACCCGCGTAGTCACACTTTTTGTTCCTGTAAAGAACTGTGACTAAACCGATTGCAAGTGTTTCAGGAAGCACCACCACAAGTAAAAAAGACGGCCAAAAACTATGTGTATAGTCTATCTTTGACTGCACGTAAAAGATGCTAAACAACTTGTCTAACAAAGAAGATAAAAATCCTATTCTCGCAAGATCATAAAACAATGCGTCAACATAAACCAAACCTCTTGAACTCTTGTATGTATTTATCAAAAACACGTTTTTATAGTTTCTAATTCTACTGAGTATAATTGTAGTACATTTTTTATTACACTTTAGTACATTTAATGCAACAACTACGTAAAATAAAACAGGTGATACAATCAGAAGCCATATGTAATAATAATCTGCTTCGTTCCAATAGCTTCCATGATTTCTTCGAATGTATATTGGAAAGGACAAAAGTTCTAAAAATGTAAACTGTTCTCCCATACCAATCACTGGACTCCAAAAAATTGTGCTTGCATTTTCATATTTGTGAAGACGAATTGTAAAATGAGGGTCCAAACTTCTACACGCTTCTAGTGTTGTAAGCTTTATTTTTCTATCAAGTTTTGGTATAATACTTCTATAAACGGTTTGTGTAAACGGTTCTATTTCTGGTTTAAAATAATTTTCTATCCTGTATGGTTGTTCTACAAACGGGTCGTCCGGCGCACAGCCACCACAACCAATGTACAAGTCAAACGTAGAAGTATCTACTTCATCGCGGAATACTGCATCAACATCTATATGATCTTTTTTTGTAAAATCTAGCGTATTCAAATGTATTTCAACTCCTCCCGAATCTTTCAAGTAAAATGCTTGACTTACTTTGTAATCATGTCTCAACTGACAACAATTTTGTACACACCCATAACTTGGCACATGTGAAAGCGAAAGTGAAATGTATACACTTATCATTTATTGTATATACCAACTATTTTTTTCATAGTGACGCTTTGTGCCCTTTAATACAAGTTTACCAACAGTGCTAAGTGATAAGAAGCATCCCTATGAGTTTTTCCGAAGGGTGGTCTTTCAGTAATAATCGTCATTCGGCGATGTCATAACGTGCCACATCCAGATGTAAGGCACGAAAAGGAGCATCAGCATAATTAATCCGTCACAGAGAGATGCGTTATTCGACATCTTTCTTCCCTCAGAAAGCGCGGTGGTCATCGTCGTAGAAAGCGTGGTAGCCATTGTCGGATATGGCGTTTGGTTTGTTTCTTTCATACTAGGTGTTTGATCCGTACATGTACAAAAAGTTAATTTTTTACAATCACCCAATCATCATCCACTTATTCCATCTCATTTACAAGTACCCAGTAGTTATAGTTTATAAATACGTCTGCCTTTTTTTGGACATTTTTCCATAAACAAGGAATAGAAAAGTAAAAAATCACATACCATAACTGATCCATTATTCCACATACTGTTCTATACGCAAAAGATTCATTAACCGACTTGTTCAAAAATAGATCTAAGAAAACAATCACTATACAAAACCATAACAGAAGCTTTATGGAAACTAAAAGTGAAGTCACCCTAAACCGAAGCTCATTGATGCTTCGATTCGCGTTTTCAACAGTTTCGGTCACTCTTTGTGGTAACCTCAAACTATACATATTTAATATTATTTATTAAAATGAAAAATAAAACTTTAATCAAAAAAGTCGGCGAGGAGTCGCTCTTGTGGGAGACCTTAACGAATCTATGTTATGTTGTGTTCCATATTCTTTGACTTGCTTTCTCAAATTATATACTAAATTTGAAGCCACAATAAGTCTGTAAGATAATACACTGTTTTCAGCATCAAAGAACAATTCTTCATTAAATTGTTTCCATGTTCCAGGTACAATACCTATTACTTTCATAGCATTTCGTGATCTTGATTTAGCATTTCTCAATTCTTGTTTTAAATCTTGAGAATCTAGTGCGTACAATCCTGGTTTCAAACCAAGAGGAGTTTTGTACTGTAAAGAAAGCTGTGTAACACTAGATTCATTCATGTGCCCTATCGTATATTCTCGGTCTCCTATAGAAAAATGCAAATCAGGTTTACGCTTTGCACTTGGCGACGGAGTCGTTGGTGTATCATCACCAAATAGTTCTCCACCAACACCCCGCACTTTCCCATTTTTTAATACTCTGATGTGAGTATACCCTCCAGGTTCTTGAAGTGAACGAGGATACATTTCACCAACAAGTGTGTGCACAGTTCCCAAATTTCCATGTTCTAATTCTATAACAGTAATCATAACTCTTATATAAATGTGTTATTTTTTTAAAATAGTATCATAATTTTTTGTATCTTTTATATACATTGTGTCACATTATACCAGAAAATCTTAAAAATTTTTATAGATGAGTTTATTGACTATTTTGTCTATTGTATTTATAAGGACACACAATGTGACTTCCACGATACGGTTGATGTCTCAACTTCGTCACAAAGGAACTCGAACCCACTTTTGGGGTGTAGATACATTTTAAAAATAAAAAAAATATGAAAATTTTCAACTACTTTTAAATCGTTTTGTATTTTTTCTTGATGTCAATAAGGACTTGTGAATTTGATGTGGTTCCAATGTATTGTATACTTCTATAAACGAATCAGGTAAATCTTCTGTACTCAATCTTGACAATAAGGTTTTTAAAGATAAAACTCGCATTTTCCCAAGTTCTTCATTGTACATTTCAAACCCTATTTTTTTATAATACTTTTTTAAGAATTCAGCATTCTTTTTCCATACAGATAAAAAAACGACTCCATCTTTATCACTTTTCAAATGATTTAGTGCAGTATATAGAGCAACTTTCCCAAACCCAGAAGCACCCGTCATGACAAGTTCTACTTTGTACATGTTTTTGTCAAATGGAAAAATTTGAATAAATTCTTCAAATTCTCGGTTATCTACATTTTTTGGATAAATTTTTTTATCTATATACAATTGTATATCTTGATAGTTTAATCCATTTTTTTTCATGAATTCTTCTATAGTTTTACATTCTTTATAGAATGGACAATCTGTTTCTTTGTTAGAACAAGATTTACATTCTTCTTTAATACAAACTGTACATTGAGCGATGATTGATGAGTTCACAAAAGAGCTTAAATGAATATTGTTTTGAATATTACTTGTTATTTTTGTGTCATAAATATTTGATACAATACACGGTTCATCTTCTTTCATATCGTCTATTAATGACGCAATAGACGTCATACTTTCTTTACTTTCATCGTCGTAATTCTTAAGTAACTCTTTTACTAAATGTTCACTCGTCATTATTTATAACACTATAAATAATAAAAAAAAGTTTTTATTTTGTCAAATTTGTTTCATAGTCGGTTCAATTATTTGAATAAAACCTTGTATCAAACACACATCTACAAAAGTATCTTGTTCTTCTAAACGACGGTGCCCAGACCAGAGTCTTTTACACTAAAATATTGTTACAAGATATTACAAGAAAACGAATGTGATGATCCTCGTCTCACCAAACTCGATTGCGATAGATTTATATTTCTAGAAAAATACTACCATTGACTTTTGATAAAAAATATAAATTATAAGTTACTTGGTATTATTTTTTTTAGGACGAGTCAGTAACAATCCAATCGCGATTGCGGGCAACACAAAAAATTCAAGTGGAACTTCTTGTTTTGTGTAAGGCATTTGTAGCTCCTCAAAACATTCTCGTGCATTACAACTCGTGAACGACTTGGCATTTTCTAGAGCTCTGAGAGATTCTGAACGCAGAAATTCATTATGAAGTGCGCTTTGAACGATTGAACAAATACAATCAATCATTTATGTTTGTTTATAAATAATATTTTTTTTTTGGTTAGCTAAAAATGCACAAATGTTTAATTTTGCGTGCAAATGGTACATATAATGTCGAATATCTAGACCATAAAAAACTTGAAGATGTTTTGGGAAAAATAACGTTTGTAGGTGCAGTTCCCGAGTTTGAAGCGTTTGCGATAGGTTCGGTTGATTCTTCACAAGAAACAAATCCTTTTTGTAAAAATAAAAATTATTTTGAGGAAAGTGTAAAGGGTGATGTTATTCTTGTAGGGTCTAACAAAAACGGAGAAGCCATGGATTTGGACTGCGAAAAATTAACAAACTTTTTTACTACTTCCACTGTGTAATCAAAGAATGTGAAGCTAATCCAACGCCAATACAGATTCCTGCAAATAATGATACGGCGGGTGCAACCGTATAATTTTGTTCGTAAAAATCATTTTTATATTTGTGCTCTTCGTAATCACATTTTTTTGATTTGTCATAATTGACCTTGTTATTATTTTCGACTACAAAAATATTTTCTTCTGTTTTTTTATCATTTTTTAATAATTGCAACAGCGTTCTTTCAAAATCGATTGCAACTGACATTTTATAATATATTCTAAAAAAAAAGTCTTTATTTTTTTCAGTTGTAGAATAAATATTGATGTCGTCACTTTTAGATGTTTGGGAAGAATATGAAGATTTGGTACCTAAAATTTCGGCAAAAGTATCTAATGAAAATGACATCATAGTTTCTAAACCGAATTCAAACGAAGAATTATTGAAAATTATGAACGCACTTTTGTTAGAAATACACGAACTAAGAAGAGAACAGGCGAAAAGATGTTCGACTTATATGATTATGATTGGAATACTTTTTGGAATCATGATATTATACGTGGACCGTCTTAACTATAACATTACAAACAAACGTCATATGTTGCACCCATTTGCATAAATTTTTATTTACGATTTCATCGAAAAATAATGAATATTTTACAAATGCTCGTAATCCACAATTTCCGTTTCCAAAATTTTGATAAATATTATCACAAGAGTCCCCATATATTTTGAAATATTATTATCAAATAGTGTGTCCATCACGACCATATATCCGTAAGATATTAGTTCAGAAGTCATAGTATCATTTAAATGCAAATCAAACTGAGGGAAATTTTTCTTGTATTTTTTTCCTTCGATGCTTATATGACATTCATCTTCCAATTTTGAATCATTTTTCTGAAACGCTATAGGGAAACTGAGTAAACATTGTATATAGTCTGGCCAAGATGTTATATCGTTGCCATTACTGAATTTAGGAATCGTCACATACATTGTTTTCTTATTTTTAAAGAAAAACGGAACATCTTCTGTCAATGATCCATCCACAATATGTTTGTCTTTATATTTTACAGGTGCAAATATAAATGGAATAGAACAAGACATATATATTGCATCATATATTTTTATTTCTGGCGTGTCTGATCCTGAAAAATAAACTGGTTTTTGAGTTGTAAGATCAGACGCAACACAAACAAACTCTTTTCCGAATAATCTTTTTATATCTCCTAATGTTGTATCTTCGTTGAGTCCAGATTCTGTAAGTATTTGTTTTACGTAACTCTTGAAAGAATTTCCACTTTCTAATCCATAAGAAGAAACTAATAAGCCAATGTCGGGGCATGGGATAATATTCCTCAAATCGCTAAATATTTCAAATATTATTTTTTTTCTTTTTATCTTGTCCATGCCGAGTATAATTGTCAAACAACAAATCGTGCCAGCAGAAGTTCCGGAAAGTCCTTTTAATCTTCTTCTCCAGTCTTCATATGAGATGTTGATGCGATAAAAGTAATCTTCAAATGCATCTAATAGACCCGCAAACATTAGTCCTTTTGTACCACCACCAGAACAAGAAAAATATTCGGTATCTTCCATTTTTTGTACAGTATATAAAAAGTATAGTTTTTGAACTCAAAAATAAAAGAATAAATGTCAAAGTATTTGGATCATACGCAAAAATTATGGATTTTAGTAAGGAAAATTTTTAACTACGACATCTCTGTAGAAATTATGCAACACTTGTTGGTAAAATGTCATGAATATCATGCTTTTAAAATATATTACACAAGTATATTACACTAGCATTTTTGTAGCATGAGATGTTACAACTTTGCCGACTAAAATATTTGAATCAATTTTTTCCAATCAATTATAATATACACAATGAAAGTATGTGAATATGGTAAACCTGTTCATAATCTTTACATGTTTCCAACGCAGCTAAGAATGCTCAACGATACTTATAGGTGTTTTATCACACAAAAGTTAACTTATTTATTAGAAAATAATATTAAATATATTCCTGTTACACATTGTATACAAAAACTTGATTTTAATAGCACTTCAGATAATGCAGATTCTACGTTTTATTATTACGCAAATGGTTGTTCCAAACTATTTTTAAAATTAGGAAATATTATAGTAGGAAATAATAAGTTTGATGTGCATCTTAAAATGTTGGAGAAAGTAATGGGAAAATCATACATAAAAAACGTTATACTTACTAATACATGTGGTATTGATAAGTATGAAGTTTTGAAAATAAGGCGTTTTTTGAATCCATGCACCCAAAATATTTCTGATTGGTGTATAAGAAATATAAAAGTAAAAGAAGAAAAAGGTTTATAAAGAAGAAGTCTTGCAAAAAAATTGAATATATCATCGATGATTTATCTTTATGAGGGATCTGATTCTGGAAAATTATACCCGAATTTATGGAAAACAGAAGTACAAAGAACTATACCCTACACAGTTGACTCATTCTGGGAAAAAAAAGGTTTGAATTTTACCAAATACAAAATTAATAATAGAAAAAAATGTTTTTTTTAATTTTTTATTTACTCTAATGACTTTTTAACACGTTTTGCATATTTTTTAATATATCTTATTTTTTCATATGCGATATTTGATCTTCTTTTATCGATTAGCTCCTTTTTTTTAACTTTATCCAAGTGTATCTGTTGAAAGTTGTTCCAAATAGTTGTAGGTAAAACCCATTGATGTAACGAAGCGTAGAACGGGTTGTTGAAGACATCAACTTCATGATTCACATCACATGTTATCAACACATTGTTTTCTATACAGTAATCGATGACTGGATGTGAATAAGAAACAGCAACGTGCGACGAAGGCTCACAAACTGAAAAAAAGTTTTTGTATGATACACAAACATAATCATCATATAAAGCGGCCATAATCTTCAAAAAAATTGGAGATCAAGAATTTGTGAATCGTGAGGTCGTGACACCTAGGGTCACCGTCGTTTGTTTGTTTTTGTCTCTGAAAAAATGACAATGTTCTAGTTCTCCATCGTACGCATTTGCGTTTTCGTGAGCACATGATGGATCAAACATGATGGATCAACACACAAGAAAATACTAAGTTTCGAAACACTCGTTCTAAGTATATATTTTATGGATTCTTACTTTACAGTTTAGTAATTTAAAAAAATTGGTATTTTTAGTTTTAAATATTATTACAAATATTTTTAAAACTTGATATATTGTTCATATCTTGTTTATTCGTTTGTTTGTGAATACTTTAAACAATCGAAACAAAAAATTTTATAGTTTCAGAAATGAAGGTTCAAATTTTAATTTTCCCTCTTATAGTCTATGCAATCTACTTTATGTATACTTCCACTAGTATTTTCAAAGATGAAAAAGTGCATGTGTTTACATTTGCAACCAAAAGTACGTCGGAACTTCAACTGTTGAAAAGATGTGTTCGTAAATTCGGAGGAAACTCTTTACTGTTTTCAGAATCCAATATTAATTATTACAAGGTAATTGAAACAAAAGGGAAGAAAGCAAATGCTTTATTAAATTTCACGCAATATATCAACAAACATGATTTTTACGTATATGTGGATGGTTTTGACGTGATTATTCAACAATCCTTGCATAAGCTGAAGAACAATTTCAAACTTTTTTTGAAATCAAGAGGAATCCCCCAATTAGAAGGAATTGTCGTTATGGGTGAACAAAACTGTTGGCCTTGGCCTAAACAAACAGACTCTAAAACTCGCGGAGTATCTATGCAGTATATGAAAAATAAAACGATTGTTTTACAAAACGAAAAAACGGTAGAAGCAAACAATATGTGTGCTCATTTCGAATCAAACAATGGTACGTGGAGGTATCTTAATTCTGGAACTTTTATGGGTAGTGGCTTCGCGTTAAAAAAACTAGGTCAATGTTACAAACACCATATGAAAAAAGGGCAGTTTTCAGATCAAGCAATTCTTGGTCTCTGTCAAGTTGAAAATCCAAATATTGTAGTAGATTCAGAAAGCGAATTGTTCTTATCTCACTACAATTATAACAAATATTTGTACTCTTATGAAGCATGCAAACATTCGTACTTGGATTATAATAATTTACCACCTTATTTGTTAAAAACAAAAAAACGGCCTTTTATACTACATTTTAATGGACCGTCTGGGCGGTACCGCATGAAAGAATGTATGAACTTTTTCGATAAAATTTGTTAAAATACTCTCAATTTGTAGCATATAATACGTAAGTAAAAGTTTTGTTTGTCTCAAAACACAAGTTTGCTTTGTAAAAAAGCTATTGGTCGATCAAACTGGTTGTAAAACCTTCTTTTTTTAAACACTCTTTTAATTTATAATATTTCTCTTGACAAGAACCTTTATTTTGAATGCACGTCATGAGAACCATAAATTCGTAATAACAATGAGTTTTTCCCGTCAGTTCAACGTATATTGGATGCCAGTTGTTTAGGGAAAATTGATGTTGTGGTACAATGTCTTCGGTTATAATTTTAAGAGCCTTTAATATTTTGCAAGAGCGCTATCGCTTTTAAAAACTTTGCTTGAAAGAATTGGTGCAGTTTTTAAACTTTGATCCAAAAAATGAAAAAAATTGTAGAAATAAATTTGAAACACACGGGTGGGGTCCACTCCCTTGGATCAAACACGACAGAACACGACACACTCACAGACTCATGAATTTTCTGGAAGAGATTCTTTCATCGAACGACGATGACCTCCTCCTTTGTGAGGTGGCGGACTCTGAGACTTTGGTAATCTCGGACAGTAAAAAGTACGAAAACAAAAAAAGAAAAAGAGATGATCTCGAGGAAGGTGAGATTGAAGAGGATTTTTCTCCAGTGTGTTCGAATGGCTTTTTTTTTGACATGTCTGTCATGAAAAAAGTGCAGGGGTGCGTAGAGTGTTACAGTGGCAGACACTGTAAGCGTGCGTAGAGTGTGTCACATACTAGTGTAATAAATTCCTTATTTACTTACTCTGGAACAAACAAGTTTTCCATATCCGAAGAACCTTTTTTTAATCCCTTTCTCCATTGTTTATAACCAGCTTTCCAATCTTTCAATATGTCATCTAATTTTTCAATACTTGTTTCGTGTTTCAAACCACATACGTTACATTTGTTCTCGGCAAGCCCCATGCAATAAAAACACATTTTATGACCACACGTTAATGTAAAAAGTTTTCTTCCATTTTTATTACACATTTCACATGGCATAGAATATGGCATATAATAACGACTCCATGAACATGATACGCAACGATCCAATGTGTAGTTTTCAAAACCATATTTTTTAAGAATAAACTTTGTATCTTTCCCGTACTTTGGACTATGGTTTAAAACAGGCAACTCTAAACGGGTAGCGATTGGTGCTACCATCGTCAATACACCGACTGGATGATCATAATGAACCAAAAATTGATAAGTACCTCCACTCTTTGTGTATTTATCAACTATATTCATTTTTCTTACGGTTTCCATTGTTTCTAGTCTCTGGAAACTAATTTTTTTGTTGTTATAATAAAAACTCAAAATGTTTTCATAAGTCATATTTTTAAACTTTTCTTTTAACTCCATGTACTTTGTTTGTTTGTCTGTACAACAAACACTTTTGTCAGATGGGTATTGTGCCATAAAAAACCACTCATCACTTGCTTCATAACATGAATAAAAAGGGTGTTCACCGCGACATTCAAAACCTTTTCCGATGGTATCATTTTCTTCAAACATAAGGGGATACTGAACATACTGGCCAACAGAGACCAAAGAAGTCCTTACTACAGAAACTAAACCTTCGTTTTCTCTACGGGTCACTGCATGAACAGCAAAAGCGGCACATGCTACACCCGCAATAACATCTATCGTGCCTACGTGCGCATGTTCCTCTGAGTTTTTCAAATTCCCTCCAAATCTCGACATGATTCCTATCCCCGCCTGAACATTATCATCATACCCTATATAATCGGAATAAGTACCACACTCATTTGGTCCGCTCCATGCGTCAAAATGAACAAGTATAATTGAAGGGTTTATTTTTTTAAGTTCAACATCTGTCAAATTCAATCTTTTCAAAGATTCTTTTGTACAGTTTATTAGTAAAATGTCATAATCTTTTATTAATTTATTTAGTATTGTTCGTCCTTTTTGACTTTTTATATCCAAAAGTAATGATTTTTTACCTACATTTGACGGCATTCCATATATTACAGAAATATCAGGTGCATAAAAAGGTTTTGGCGGATCTATCTTTAAAACATCGGCACCCATTCTAGAAAACATTCCACCTACAGTAGGACCTGCAATCACATTAGTCAAATCTAATACTTTTATACCGCTTAAAAACTTTTGAGGTTTCTCATTTA